AGTTCGGCATCAGCCAGACCATTGGCTTGTGCGATTAGTTTGCGCTGCGCTAAGTATTCAGCCCGGCGAGTAGTAAACTCGATTGGATCATATCCACGCTTGGCGAGGATGTCGTATTCAGATGCGACGCCAGCGCGTAAATCTTCGCGGTCTGCCTTGCGTGCGTTGCCATCGTCCACGGTAAACTCACGCGGCTTGGTAAAGCTGCACTTGGTCCAGTCTTCCGGCAGTGTGTAAATACCTTGCTTGGCGCGCTTGGCGATGATGTAAAGCGCCATGCGTTTGCGGAATCGGGCCAGACACTCAACGCGATCATTAATCGAATCGTTGATATCACGCTGAAAAGCGCGAACCCCAGCGCCGCCGACTGCGGAACTATCAAGCATCTCTCGACGCCATTCCATGCCGTAGAAGGCTCCAGCCTCAATCTTGTCGCTAAATTTTAAGAAGCCATCACTGGGTCGATTGCTTTCATGCGTTTCAAGTTTTGAACTGTTCTTGAGATATCGAATGGTGCCGCCTGCGAGTAGCTCGGTTTGGAATGGCGCCTGAGTAGCGCCTGCCTGGCCGTTGATAATGCTGGTGGCGGTATCACGTTTGCCGGTATCGTTGGATTCTTTAAGAGTTAGTGCCGCATTAACTTTCTGGCCGATCTTCTCGTAATCTCTGACTTCTGCCAGATCATACCAGTCGAGCATACCAGAAGCAATGGCTGGCACACCTCTACCCTGTGAGAACCAATCAGGATCTGTGATATGGATCATGTCGCGAGCCGATACATCGCGGTAACTTTCCCGGTCTTCGCCCATGACTCGATATGCAACCTCGGCCCCGAAGTCATTGTAAATGATGCCGCTTTTAATTTTTAATCCACGGAACTTGCCGCTTTCTACGCGGTCCTCGTTGCTGTATGGATCGCTGCAAATGCGATGTGCTTCTAGCCATTGTAATTTTGGAAAGCCAGTCTTTGATTCTGTAAGCAATACAAATACATCGCCATCGACGTCGAGTGACTTCGACTCAATTTTGACATTGCGCCGGAATGAGAATTGCGGACCGCGAATATCAATCAGCCCGTCAATAGCAGCCATGTCGGCTTCAACAGCAGCGACAAAGTCAGCATCTTGTGAGTGAGACTGAAAGCGCCAGGACTCGCCATACACTTTGCCGCTCTTTTGTTTTACTGCTCCACTGACTGTGCTGTTGCTGGTATAGATAAAGCGAGCGTCGTTGCGCAGCAACAGTGTCTTGTGCCGGCTCATTAAGTCGAGCAGGTCGCCATTCATATCTCCTTGCGCATTACGTTGCGCGCTAGTCGATGCAGTAGGATAGGCGCTATCATTGCCCCAAAAGGCATATTGAAAAGCACGCTTGGCGCGCTTAGTGAAAGCTTTGATCGGTTTAGTAGCCATATTCAGTCTGTCTGGTGAAACTAGCAACGGTGACGTTTGTGACTTCGCCATTGGTATCAATTAAGTATGCAAGCAACTCGGCGTCTGTCATCACTCCATTAGAAACGCCGCCAATTTGAAGCATGCGCCATGATTCTCGGACCATGTTTAAAAAGTCAGCGCCCGATTGCCCGGCTGGTAATTCATAGGTAAATGATTTACCTTGCACCGATGCCGATACGACATATCTGCCGCCCTGCTCGGCAGTTGTATATTGATTGGCCGCCAAAGTCTCTAAGGCTTCAATTGTCGCCGCCGATGTCTTGCCCACATGGCACCATACTGAAAAGATAAAATCACGCATTAGTAAGCGCGTCTGTGTCAAGTATAGTGGTGTCTTAGTCTTTCTCGTCAGTTGGCTTTTCGCTTACACCGACTAGGCCAGCCATCGCTGCTGCGACCAGTTGCATTTTTTCGCAGTCGTAAAGGTGATCATTGCGTGCTGTTTGTTTCCAATCGTAATACACGCTGCCATCCTTTGGATTAGTCTTGGCTATTCTCGCCCACGAATTGAGTTGATTCAGATAGTTCGTGCCGGCGTTGTTTGAGTGTGTCCATAAGCGCTTAGGCTCAGACATTCCACGCAGTGTAGCAAAGCGGCTACGCGCCTCGTTCTCAGCATACCAGAACTGGATGCAGTATTTCATCTTGCCGTCGCCATCGTTGGTGCCTTGCCATGTGTCAACTGGGATTGGCTCGGAATACATTTTGCGCATGCCATCTGGATGCCGGAATGGTTTACAGTTTTGACCGCGTAATACAATCCATCCATTTTTGGCAGCGATGCGTTGCACTTCAGTTGTATTGTAATTGCCATCCACAAACACTCCTGAGCCATCCAGACCATTTTGCAAGATGCCATATTTATCGCACATCTCGACAATGTGCAAATCACTGAGTGCCTTATGCGCTTCGATCAAGCGCGATTCTACGCCTTTCGACCATGATCGTATGACATAGTAAAAGTGATCCTTTTGCACGTCGATGGTGCAGAAAGTATATTCAGCATCTTTCCATATCTGGCTAGATGGATAGTCACCTTCACTATTCTCGTTGTCTGATAAGACAATAAAGCGCGACACATCCCACGGCTCGGCCAGTCGCTTGCGCACAAAGTTCTCAAGTGCTTCCAAGTCGCCGCGATTCTTGGATGCTACTGCGTCGTGATATTGGCAGGCCAAGTCATCCCACGGAAAGTGCGCCATGGCATTGTATTGATAGAAGTCGATCTTTGGGTCGCCATTAGGATTCATCGAAATGTAGCGGCCCGATTGATTGCGCTGGTGCTGAGTTGTTGGATTAAACTGCATCTGACCGGCGCAGAGCTGGCATTCATAATAAACAGAATCTTTAATCTTTGAGTAATCCGTTGATTGATCTTCATTCAACACATCGTCGCCGCTTGCAAATTTCATGCCTCCAGGTAGTTGATCGCCGTCCTTCTGTTTTGGCTGTGTCCAAATGTAAGGGATCATTTCGCCGCAGCAATCGCATGGCACATGCCAGACCTTTTGCGTTGAGCGCTTCCAAAGCACATCAATCTCACTGCCAGCAGTCTGGCCCGATGTCGGCAGAAACATGCGCCAGCTCCACGGATAACTTGAAAGCCGGTCTTTGATCTGGTCAATCCAGCCAGTCTCATATGCCCACGACTCATCGAGTGTGACCATCTCAATTGTCTTGGAATTACGATGCGCCAGAATGCGAGCGCCAAGCAGCCGGATAAAGCCATATGGGAATTGCGTGTAATACGTTGTCTGCGCAAAGCGCTCGTCATTAATGATGCGCTTGATCGCTGGCGTGTTATTGATGAGCGGCGTAAACTTGTCATCACTGAACTCTTTGAGCGCTTCCTTAGTTAAGTCGTAATGCGCCTGCCGGCTCGGCGTGGTCTGCGCCGTATACAATTGAAGCAACTGAGCGCACAGCGTTTTGACGTGCTGAACTGAACCAATCAGGCCAGTCATCCCGGCGCGCATGTTGGCAGCGCTGCGAAGTGGCTCACTCATCAATGGATGCTTGGCCGCGTCAAACTTGCCGTAGTCAAGCTGGATGTTGCGCTCACACCAATCAACTGGGTCTGGTTGCGTGAGTTTCAGTAGATCAGTCATTACTTAGTCCACAAGCTCTCACTGTTCCCAAGGTATTGCTCTGCCTCAAGCTTTACGCATTCGACCACCCAGCTAGGAATGTTCGGCGCGCCTGTCACATTTGACACCTTATCAAATCCACTAAAGAGCCGGCCACCTGTTACTGCTGGCTTCAATGCATGATACAATTCGCCTGGGTCATCATATCCAACAAGCTGCTCGCACATAGATGTCAGCACACCTTGCACGCATGCGTTGCCGGCATAGAACACTGCCCGCATGATTCGCTCAACCTCGGCCCTTGGCAGAACAGTGCCGTTGTCAATACCAAGCTTGGCCGCATGTATCTCGGACCGCCTAATCGACTCGTCCTGCTTTAAGAATAGATCCGACCAGAACTTTACTTGATCCTGATCGTTTGTCATCGTCGCTTCTTCCAGCTTCTTCTGGTAATGATCGCGGAAGTCTTCAGCAGTCTTTGCGTTTTTAGGCTTCGCAGCTTCTGACTTCTTTGGCACCGGCTTGATGCCACGAGCTTTCAGCCACGCTTTTACTTCTGGCGACTTTCGAGTTAGACCATTCAGCCACGTAATCATTTTGGGTTCGTTCTGATACGGTGCGCCCATCTTTAGCCATCCACGGAAAACTGTTTCCGAGACGCCAAATTCTTCTGCGTAGTGCTTATGTGTCTTGCGTGCCATGCTTATTGAGATTGAATATCATGAATCAAAAAAATGCATTCATTAAAAAACGAACCGAGGCGCTTCACCCTCTGAGGGTGCTTAAAATACAGGTGTCCTAAGTAGGGGTATACCAATGACTTACATAAGATCATGCTAATTTAAGTGTGCCTTGGAATCCATCATGTGTTCTTTCTTCACCAAATCGATTACCCTTGCGGTAGTTGTGTGTCCTCCATGCTGGCTGTAGATTGCTATGATGCCAACACTCGGCAAACTGCTTTGGATCTGTCTGATTAAACCAACTGCGAGGCTTTAGGTGATCAATTTGCCAATTATCTTTACCCGCTCCTTTATTATCCCATGTCATACCATCAAGGAAGTTTCGCTCAAGGTGTGCCTTAAACTCTGTCACTGTGCATCCTAATACCTCCTTCAATCGCCTTGATACAAACTTACCAGCGCCCAGCGATGAGTGCATGTGAACTTGTATGTTTTGATATATTCTATATTCAATATCCGAGTGGTATCTCTTTTGAACCTTCCATGCTGTTGTAGCTGGATGGTCCTGTGCGCCCCAGTGCCTTTGCTCGTCATATTTCGCAATGCTCTTTAATTCAGAGGTTCTATCCTCTTCCATTAGTTTGATCGCTCGTTCTTCAAGTGATAGATGTTTTGGGTTTGGTTGCTGATCAATCACCTCATGCGGCTTAATAATATCAAAGCCCATCGACTGGCAGAACTTACTAATTGAGCCAGCACTTCCACCATGCGCCTTAGCAAGCTTTTTGCAACCGTATCCAGCCGCTCGATCAATTAAGATGTGTAGCATCTTAGGATGATCAAATGAAGGCTTGCTGCACTCCTGTATCTCTTGCTGCGTTTTGATTGTCTTGAATCGTGACCTTGGCTTAATTAAGTCCCATGCGCATAGCCCCCGGCTCTTACCTAATTGCCCCTTTTCCTTTGGCAATGGACAAGGATTGGTCAATGTTGTTGAGATAATATCCATGAAGTATAAAATTAAACCAGCCCAAGGCGTCGAAGTTGTGCAATAATGCCCTGTAATGCGACACGATCAACATTTGAGATGGTTTCTGCGGTTCTAAGGTATCCTGTAAGTTTATTAATGTAAACGATGTTGCGGTCTGGCTTAGCTTTGATGGGTTGATCTGTCGTCTCTAGGGCTTTCTGTGTGTTTGGAATGACGCCCATACTCAGCGCCATCTGCCTTGGATCGTCATATGCCTTACGGTATCGCTTGGCCCTATCAATAAAGTCATGGCCGAATGTAACCTCCAGCCACTTCGAGTAGTTGCTGCGGCCGGTCAGCTCTTGCGCTTCCTTTAGTAATGATCCGACATTGCAGGCCATGCTGGTTGCTTGTAGTATCTCGGCCTTGGCTGATTGTGCTAGTTTGAGAGCATCAACATCGAGTTGTTTAATCTTCTGGCTGATGTCAGTTAGTTGAGTTGTAAGGTATGTATTGTTCATCGTTTGGCGTTTCTACAGTTTTTACGGTTTTGTTGGCTGCGATTATTGTGAGAGATAAGACCTAACTGATCTCGTAATTCATTGCTCATAAGTGAAACAGCCGACCTGGTAATACCACAAGCCTTGGCAATATCAGCATTAGTGACAATACCATTGCCAACATCAATGCCTACAGTTTGAGCTAATACCATTGTGCGTGCTGCTATTCTCTTTGAATCTCCGCCTTGCAATTGAAACACCATCAATCGTGTAATAATATCTGCAACAGCATATTCAGGATTCTCGATTGGCTCCATGTGATCAACTGGGTCATCATATATTGCCATTTCTTTTCCTTCGATGTATGGGTAAGTTTTCATGGCTATAGATATGATCTTGGATTATCAATTGCCTTGATTGATTACTTTTTGTTTAACCAATTCAAGTCCGGCTCTTAGAACCTCTGATTTGCTTTGGCCTGTTTGAATTGCTAAATGTGTCAGCAATTCAATTTGAGGTTCTGGCATCCTGAATGATATCATTCTGCTTTTGATGTATGATTTCTGTTCCATGCTTCAATTGATTAGTCAGTTTTTTTTATTCGTCAATACTTGTGTAATACATATTTTTAGCTGTTGTTAGATGTATTGACCTGCTGGTACATCACCCTATAGGGA